CTAACAACGGCCTCTGTAAGAACTGGGTGGAACACTCCAGATGCCCCTTGCCATGGTTGGCTACGTTCTTCTATCTTCATCCCAAGAAGATCTAATCCCTTAACGTAGGCTCTTGCCCAGTCTTTTCTAGACTCACGATCAGAATTAAATTCTCCTACAAGTTCAGATGCCATTGATTGTAATACAGCTTCATCAATAAACTCAGCTAGGTTTGCGTCATGGTCTGGGCCGACAATACTTTCAGTAAGGTCTCCTTCAAAGTCTATAACGACTCCACCGTCTTCCGTTTCTATAGACACGGCTTCAGGATTAACAATCTCTATTTCGACGTTATCAACTTCTTCTACAATATCTTCTGGATTTATACCATTTGGATCAAATGGAGTCATAGGTTTTTCAATAGCCATAAGCACTCTTTCTGGTATATGTCACTTTATTGTACACAAAAACTATCGTTTGGTCTATATGTTAAGTTGGCAGAGCGTGTATTGGGGGTTTACACGCCCCGCCGTGGGACACTTGGGAGCCATGTCCCGCTCTCAATGTAACCAAATCACGGCGTAAAAACAACAATGATAGATCCAGCATCAGCCATAGCTCTAGCTACTACTGCATTTACTGGTATTAAAAAAGCAGTTGCAGCGGGAAAAGAGATTTCTCAGTTAGGAAAAGACATATCCCAGTTTGGTAAAGCTGTGTCCGACTTAGACTATTTAGGAAACAAAGCCAAAGATCCCCCATTATGGAAAAAGGTAAGTCCTAGTTTTGATACTTCTGCCATAGAAATATGGGCAGCACAGCAAAAAGCCAGAGAAATGAGGGAAGAACTGAAGTCTTATATTAGTCTATATTATGGGCCATCGGCTTGGGAAAGTATTGTCGCAATCGAGGCAGAACAAAGAAAGCAGCAAAAAGAAATGGTCTATCGCCGTCAAGAAAAGATCGATAACATTATTAACTGGACTATCGGCATTGGTATTGTTTTATTTGGATTGGTGTTATTTGGTGGGATTATATACTTTATAGGTAAGCAAAGAGGTACTTGGTAATGATTTATGTCTTAGTTTTCTTACATTTTGTAAACACAGATCATCTAAAGTATTACCAAATAAAAACATTTTCGGACGCTGAAGAATGTCAGCAAGAAGCAAAAAAAGCAGAGATAATAGTAACTCACAGCTCAATGACAATAACTTGTCTGGAGATTATGAGCCAGTAATAATAGAGTGGGGCAAGAAATTTGCAGCGTATGATAAAAACGGTAAACTAATTATACTGGGTTATAATAGGCGAATAGTTGAGCGATACGCAAATTCACTTAATAATAGTTAACAGGGCGCTGATAAACAGGCTCATCGTCCCATTCATCAGTGGGTAGACGTATAAACCCACCCTGCCTGAAGCGCATTAGCGCCATAACGGTACTATCCACAAGGTCATCATTAGACATAAACGGAAATCCTGCGATTTCTTCCACTAATTCTTCCGCCCAACGGGTGGATGGAACCCACGCCATACCTGATGCGATGATGTCAGCCACAGAATTTAACCTAGCTAACTTATCACCTGTTCCTCGGTGTGGGGTGTACTCTT